CACCCATAGGTCCCCCTAAATTAAACCCTGTTCTTAATAGTCTACCATTAGCTATCCACATAGCTGCTTTACCAACTAAATACCCAGCACCTAAAGTTAGAGCACTTGTAATTGGGTTATTAGCTATAAATTTAACAATAGTACCAGCTAATTCACCAACCCATTTACCAAAATCAACTAACTTATCAGTGATTCCACTTTCAATAGCCCATTTATGGAAGTCCCCTATACTATTTTCTAAAGCATTTGCAAATGCTTCAAAGCCTGGTAATAATACAGACCTAAACATATTTTCTAAACCTTCCCATCTTTCAGCAAAGGTCATCGATTGTTCAGCATTTTTCTTAAGGGTTTGTTGATATTCCATTTGAGATTTAACAATTTCAGGAGTTATCTTTTTAAGTGCATTAACACTTTCTTCAACCATTTCATCACCTACTCGCATTTTAACCTTAAATTCCTTATCATCTTCATCCCAATTAGCTAAACCTGATAAAAATGTTTTATCGTCTTTATCAAAAATACTTGACATACCACCCTCTATTTTAGCGAATTTAGCGGCCATTTTAGCAGATTGAGCTAAACTTTCAAATTCTAATCCAGTGGCGTTTGCAACTTCCCTTAACCTATGCAACTCCATTGGGTCGATAGAAACCTCACCTGTGACATCGTTAAATTTTGCAGTTTGTTTAGTAGCATTAATAATATCTTCGGTTAAACCAGCCATATCATTTCTACTTCTATACATTAATTCAAAGGGGTCCCCTAGTTGAGCCCAAGCACCACCTAAAACTTGTAATTTAGCCGCAGCTTCTACAGCACCTTCAGGTGTGATAAGATTTTCAGCGAAATTAGCAATAGAACTCATTTCAAACTTAAATTTAGTAGCTAATGCCGCCATTTTTGTTAAACCCTTAACACCACCTTTAAAATTGTATTTGTGAAGTAATTTAATGTTCTTCTGAACATTTTTAATTACTTTACCACTACTAACACCCATTTTATGTGAAGTATGTAACATATCTTCAACTAAATCAGCACTACCTTTAGCGGAAATATTAAAACTATCCATTTCCGCTGCAAATTCAGCAGCACCTTCAACACCTAAAACAGTACCTTTAGCCAATTCACCCATAGCAATTAATTGCTCTTCAGATAATTGAACACCCCTACCTATATTATCACTATATCTACCTTGAATTTTAGCCAAATCAGCAGTACCAACACCAATAGCTGTTGTAGTAATAGAAGATTTATAAATGTTATTTCTAAAACCATTAGCTTGGTTAGAAAGAACTCCCATTGAAAGTTCGGTTTCTTTAACAGCTTTTTGTTGGTCTAATAAATAACCACTTTGTTTAACAAGTTTCTTACCTAAATTACCAACTTGTTTACCAACGTCTTTGAATGTAACCGCTAATAATTTAACTTCTTTAACAGCATCTTCATGAATATTTAACCTTTTTTGAGCTTTAATAATATCCTCATCAAGAAGTTCAATCTCAGTTTTTTTATGAGTAATTAAACGTTCTTTTTTATCAATTTCGCCTTGACTAACCTTACTACCCTTGGCTTTCATCGCAAGTAAAATTGCCTCCTGTTTTTCTAATTTTTCATTTAAAGCAGTACGTTTCCCTGTAATAAAATTTATATTAGATTGTAATTCTTTAGTTTCGTTTAAAAGTTTATTGTAATCACTTAAACTTTTAGAAGCTTCACGAATTAATTTAACTTTCTCAACATGTGCATTAATGTCATCGTCTTTCTTAGCCATTCTTTACTATTTTTATCGCACCTTTACCATATAGTTTACAACTAAGGTCTTTATTACAAAAATTTATTTTTACATTATAAATTGATGGTTCTAACTCTTTTAATATTTCTAATTCCCAATGACCTTGTTTTTTAGTGCCAATTTTAATTATATTACCTTTTTGAATTTTACCAGTGTATAATTTATTATTTTTAATTAATTTATGTGAAGCGTTAACAATAACACTATTCGTTAATAATTTAAATCTAACGTCATTTCCTTTAGTTAAGTAAGAGTCGCTGGTTGATTTCTGATTTAAAATTTTATTAATTTGATTAACACCTTTAGGGGATGCGTTTGTTAATGTATCCCAAAAACTTGGTGTTTTTTCAATAGCCTGTAAGAATTCAGGGCTAACTTCAATCTTATCAATTAACTCTTTTTTAGTGAGTTCTCTTTCTTCATCACTTTCTAAATCTTCATCACCTTTATGAACCTCAATTGCTATTATATTATTTATTGGTAATAATTTATTATTTGAATACAGATTCAATACTAAATCATTATTTTTAAATTTAACTAAATCATTAAAATCTAAATAAATGTTACGATTTCTAAAAATATTAGCTAATTTATCCATTCTACCACTATTAGCATTACCACTTTCACTTTCAGTTTCAATATCTTCTAACGTACAAGTCAACCGTTTAGGTTCAACCCCAACAACCTTCAATAAGATAGTATTCACTAAAACCACATTTTTACCTTTATTTTCTTCCGATGAAATATAAATAACATCACCTTCCCCTGTAGTCTTTAATTCAGAGTTCATATCATCTATTCTTTGAACATTTTCTGGGTCATGTACATCAATTACTTCAATATCACCACCACTTTTACCAGTTAAAAATTCTTTTACAGATAATTTCTCTTCTTTACCTTCAAATTTAGAGCTTTTTTTATCACTATCATATTCATGTAAAGTGAGTATACTATCTACCATAGCATCTTTAGTAAAAGTATACCAGATTTCACTTTGTTTATCCACCATAACAATCCTACCAGCTAAATTTTCAACTATCTCAAATGCCCTTTCAGACCCATCCTTTAAAACAAGTCTAACCATATTGCCATCAGCCATTGATGAAAAACTATCCTTTAACTGAGCTTCAATCAATAATGAATTGAGAATACTAAAAGCTTTCGTTATATCAACCATAATAAATTCTTTTTATATAAATATCTAATAATAATAAAACCCCTAAAATTTAGGGGTTTTTTCTATCTTGGTGTAAATGTCCTTGTTTGGCTATTTTTACCTGTTTTAACTACTTTAGCACCAGAAGATTGTTTTTCTTCTGAATCTAAGTGTTCGTTTTGTAATGTAATAATAAAGAACCTTCTTTCGTAAGTCGGCATTTTCATTACATCGTCATAAGAAAACCCTAAATGCTTTTTACAAATATAGATTTCCTCAAGTAAATGACGTTTATACTCCAAGTTCAGGCCAAAAAAATGATAGGTTAAGGGGAAGAAACGTGTCGATTGACCCACCCCCAGGAGTCTGAACAGTGATATTCATATCAATGCCAGATTCAATTTCATTAACTTTTTTTCTAAAAGTCCTAACGTCACCAATTCTCATTTTCTTATCAATGAAATCACTAACGATTTCTTTATCATAATTACCATCAATTGCAATAATTTGCCTTTTCAAAGTATATGTTGATGCATCATTAAATTCGGGGCCAGATTCTTCAGTCATTTTTTCAATATGCTCTTCAATCTCATCAACATCACCAACATTTAATAATCTATAAGTAACTGTACTTTGACTAATAGGTAATTTATATGTAAAGTGACCATCTTCATTAGGTTTTTCAGTTAAATACTTAATACCCAATTTAGACAAATCTATTTCAGCATCAAATTGTTTATACTCATTTTCAGGGTCTGATAATTTAATATTGTACATTGCACCATAACCAGTAGCACGTAACCAAATCATGATTGCATTCCTGTCTCCAACATGTAAATCTTTATATTTAATTGAAGAATCTAACATTTTTCTATTAATTAGAATTTCTAAAAATTTTCCTGACTTTAAAAGGTTTGGGTTTGTGATGATATTCTCATCCATAGCGTTTAAATAAGCTACTTTTAATGAACTTTTACAGTTTTTGTATAATAACCCTTCACTTGGCAATTTTATTAGGTCAAACGGTACGTTTTCTTGTGGTCTACTTAATTCGGCATATTTATCCTCATCAGGTAACTCAAAATTTTTGTGTGATTTAACTTCGGGTTGTGAATAAGTGATTTTAGCTTTACTTTCATCGATAAAATCCGATTCAATACCTTGAGACTCTGCTTTTTTCTTAGCAACTAATTCGTCTCTTAATCTTAGCTGTTCAGATAACTTATCAAGACTATCTTTAGTCATTTGGGCTTGAGCATCTAACTCACCATTAGGTTTATTCTTTTCGATAACACCTATTTCATTACTGGCTTGGGCAGCAATTTTAGTGCCCGTTTCGTTAGCCTCTTTCATAGCGTCAGACATTTTATCTGATGCTGGAAATACTTGTGGTTTATTTTCCATTTTAAAAAACTTGTTTAAATATATTATATACTATAAATACTTAAAGTAAAGTTTTTTTTTACTAATCTAATTCCATATCGGTGATTCTTTCACCATCTTCATCAGAAAACCATTGACTACTTTCAACATCAGTTGGTTCTGGTTGATTTAATAGACACCCACAATCTTCTTCAATTTCTTCAGTTTCCTCAATAGTTTCCATATCATCACCTAAAAACATCGCTTCATCAATATCTTCTTCATTGGCATACTTCCCATCCCAACTAAATGCACTTTCATTACATCTTTGTTCAAAAAGCATATTAGCTTTTTTCATTGCAATTTTTTTATCTTGTCTTCTCATTGTTTTTTACTTTATCATAAGCTTCAAACCCATAATGGTCATCAACAAAAGTTTTGATATCATTATCATTATATTCTAACGCTTCCCCATTTTCAATAGCTTCTTCTGGTGAATAATCTGCTAAATAACCACCATGTTTTGATGTGATACTATGTAAGTGTTTTGCTTTTTCTAAATCACTGTATAATATATAGGCATCACCATAAATACCATTACCATCTCGCTTAACAACCATCAAATCAACACTACTATTATCTTTAATGTATTTATTGAACCATTTTTCAATAAATGGGCCAAGAAGAAATGCCACATTTCTATCCCCTTTTAAAACGGACATCATGGCACCCCAATCAGTGTGAGCGTCACTAGCACTAATTGTTTCATTTAAATATCTTTGTTCAAAAAGAAGGTTTACCTTCTTCATGTGTATTTTTTTATCGTACCTTCTCATTATTTTAACATTCTAGATAATTCAGGAAATATGTCTGGAACATATGTATACTCTATTTTTTTCTCCTGAATCGTTGGGTCTTCGGCATTAACCCTTTCTTGAAAACGCTTATTAGCTTCCACCATAGCCGTTTTTTTATCTTGTCTTCTCATAACTTTTATAAATATTTAACCCATGCCCAGAATTTTCTAGTTTTAAGATAATCTGGGTTTCCTTCATTTGTTTTAGCCTCTCTTTCAAAAGAAAGGTTTTGATATGCTTTAGTACCAAATATAAATAATTTAATAAACCACTCTAATGTATAAAAAACATAAAATGGTATTACCAACATTTCAATTTGTTGTTTTATATGAATACTTTCATGTCTAATTATATTTTTTGGGTTATTTTTATACTTCTCACGTAAGATTATAAATGGGAATAATGTAATTCCACCTATTGACATAAAAATGCTAAGGTTTTTTAAAAAGTTGTCGTTGTATTTAATTATTGGTATCTTCATAATTATAAATAGTTTATTAAATAAAAAAAACCACTTTAGTAGCGAAACTTAAGTGGTTTTAATAGCCGTTAGACTATAATCGGTCCTAAACCGTTTATTTTAATTTTTCTTGTTCTTCAATTTCTTGATTATCAATATCTTCATATATATCTTTTAAAGTTTCACCTCTAGTGACCCTTTTATAAATTATAACCCCAAGTACTAGTGCTATACATGCTATTCCTAAAATATTTTGTATCTCCATTTATCTTTATTTAATTTTTATAATTATTTAGAATAATAAAATTGCTCTATCAAATCTTAATGTTGCGTTAACTTCAGCTATCCCATCATCTTCCATTGATAAATCACCAAATCCAACGTTGGTTAACATAGTCCCTTGTAATTGCCATTTCTCAACAACAACTCCAGTTGGGTCTAACATTTCTATTTCAACATCTTTTTTATATCCAGCAGCATAACCTTGTCTACCTGTTACAGATTCAGATTGTAATCTAACCCATTCCATAATAGCTTGAGATGTAGATGGTCCAATAGCGTCTCTAAACACTACTTCAATAGTTTCCCATGTAAATCTACCAATAACCCACGTTGATGTGTTTAAGAATGGTATTTCAACTTCGCCTTGCGTAATTGAAGGACGTGATGCGCTAGATAACCACCATTGTTGAATACCTAATTCAGCTGGAAATCTCATTAACCATCTATTCTTTTTCTTTGGCTCATAAGGTACTGGCATTTTCATTAGTAAATCACTCATAATATTTTTGTTTTAATTTTTAAATTGTTTATTTAATAATAAATATGTAAGGAAAGATTTATTTTCCCTTACATATTATATTTTTTTTATACGTCTTCAAAAGAAGCACCAGTATTCATTACAACAAATTCAACAGTTATGAACTCTAAAGCTCTAGTTGGTTTGATGAAAATTCTACCATTTAACTCACCTCTATCAATTGATTCTGGTGAAGTATCAACTTCCACACGGAAATCTGTAAGACCTCTTTCACTTCTAATGTTTTCAAGAATTGGGTTAACCAATGACTTGAATTGATTTCTTACTACCTCATCATTTTGTTCAAATAATAATCTTATTGATACAGCAGAAATTAATTTTCTAGCTTGTAATAATAATCTTCTAACGTTAAGTCTGTTTAATGCAGTTTCTTTAACTTGTAAGTTTTTATTACCAAATATAATTAAACCTTCAGAAGCAAACGTTGCGATTGGGTTAATTCTACCCTCATACAATGTATCTCTTTCATCTAAAGTTAATTTTTTTCTTGCTTTGATACCACTTACAACACCTCTTTGAACACCCGCCACAGCAAACCATGGGAATGATACATTATCAGTTAATGCAATGTTTCTAACAACATCTCTAGTTGGTGGTAAGTAAACTAATACTTCATTATCACTATCTTTTACTTGTATCCAAGGCCAGTATGTTGCAGTATAGTTACTATCTATTCCTGTGTTATCTAATCTATTAACTAAATCATCAACCTCAATCACCGCTTCATTTTCATAATCTGGTGTTGTTGCAATATATATTGAATCACATCTTTTTTCTTCTACCATTTCAATAGTAGCGTCAACTAAATTTGTATTATTTAAAGTATCAATACCTGGTGTTGCTAATACATTAATGTTAATTGCTTCAGGGTTATTGAAAGTGTTAATTGCTTCAAAATAAGCATAGTAATCAGAAGTAGTTCCTTCGTCACCAGTACTTGTTATTTTTATATCAATCGCACCACTAGATTCAGCTAAATCACTTTTAGTTTGACCTTTAGCGTAAGTGTCGGTATTAGTTCTACCATCTCTATATATATCCCATCCATCAAAACCACCGTAAGGTGCCATCGTGAATTTTCTTGAATAAATTTTATTATAAGTAGTGCCAGTTAAATCTAAATCATCGTCAGTTTTAAATGGATAAAGACCAGCGTCTAATATAGAACCATTGACTGTCAATCCACTCGCATCGATATCCATATGGAATCCATTAGTCATACCACTTGTTACCGTAATATCAGTACCTAAGTAGTTAAAGAAATTTTGGTCAATACCTACAGTATCAGATAAACCTAAATAGATTTTTCTAATTTTAGAGTAAGGTAAGTATTCGGTATTATAGTTAATTGAAGGTGCTAATTCACCACCACTGTAAACCCTTGCAGGTAAACCTGTGAAACCAGCTGGAAATGAAGTTGATGTATCTTCATCAATATCCAATTCAAGTAATACGTAATTTGAATTAGATGCGTAAAAACCATCTAACGTACCGATTCTTCTACCAATAAAATTATCAGAAGTTGGGTCCATAGTACATCTAGAATATCTTTCTAATGTAATTGGATTTGCGTCAGTATCGTAAAATGCTCTAACTCTAACATCGAATTCTCTAGCGTCAGGTTTAATATTTTCGATAGAAATTTTAACTTCTGAATTTGCAGAAGTACCATCAGAAATTGTAATTAATCTAAATAATTTTTTAATAACCTCACCATTAACCTCTGAGATAACCCATGGTGTAACAGCTGGTAAATATTCAGTTTTGTAATCAGAAAATGTAGTTCCATTATCAACCAAAGTTGTACTTAATCCAGTTATTTCTACATTAGTGATTAATTCTTCTAACATATTAGAATAAATTTCTTCAACATAAATAGGGGCTTGACCAACATCAGCTTTAGTTCCTAATACTCTAGTAATGAAACTTTTCTTTGTAGAATCAAGTGAAACTGTATAAGAAAACCCAGAACCACTAAGAGTGAAATCTGCTTTAGCGTCAGTTGTTGAACCAGTTAAAGTTGGGTCAATTGATAAATCACTTGTACCCCAAATTAGGTTTTCAGAAGCGTCATAAGAAGCTCTACTTCTTAAAAGTGCTATTACTTGGTTATTATCGGCTGTTATAGCCCAAGATTGTCCAGCATCATATCCTGAAAAACCTAAAACTCTTGTTACATAAAGTTGATTTGATTTTGTAAAATATGATTTTGCTATATATGGCAATTCATATTTTGGGTAACCAGTGTCGGTAACTTTTGTTGCGTTTAACCCACCAAAGAATGATTTGAACTCGTTAAAGTCAGAAACAAATATTGGTTGGAAAGCTGGACCTTTTGTGGTCTCACCAACTAACCCCAATGTTGTTACACCAACTTGACGTGTTACGAATGATAAATCTTTTTCTGAAGTATAAACTCCTGGGCTTACGAATACTCTATTGTTAGAACTCATTTAAATTATTTTTATTTTTTTTGTTGTAATTACTTATTTCTAAATAAATATGTAATTTTTTACCAAAAGTTTTTATGATGTATGTAATACATCATAATTAGTAGGTTTTTTGTCATACTTTTGTCATACTTATATAGAAAAGCCTTATGAAGCGGTCTAAAAACTTAAAAATAACTCCTACAACTCACAAAATATTAAAAGATTATTGTGAAGAACATGGATTAAAAATGTTCGGCTTTGTTGAGAAAATAATTAAAGATACTTGTAAAAAACCAACTGACTTATACGGTGAATAACCTCACTTATATAAATATGAAATAATTATGGGTTATTTGGTTTGAGTTTTAATAATTCAGAATTAACATTAACTGAATGTTGAATATCATCACTTTTTGATGTGATATCAGATAATACTTTCCCAGCTGAATCTGTAGTAGTGTGACCACTTATAACGTTTTCATCCCAAACTGCATCCGAGATACTTTTATTTCTTTCTTCTATTGTTAGGGCTCCATTATCAGTTAATTTATAAATACCACCTAACCTAACTTTACCACTAGTACAAGAACTATCTATCACGATTTGCCCTTGGTCGAATTCAAATGTGTTATCTTGTGCCCCCGTAATATTTATCAATTTAACACCACCACCATATTTTCTAAATGCTATTGGTATATCTGAATTGTTAACATCCAATGTCACAGTACCCTGACCTGGTACACCACTAACACAATTAATGAGATGTATATTTTGACCACCAACAATGTTATTTAATTGAATCGCTGGTGTAACGCCCACATCACCCCTAACTATACAATCCCTAAATATTGTTGGGAAAACTGTAGAACCAACATTCGATATGTTTTGCAAGGCACAACCGTCAATAAATAAATAACCACCAAACTCACCAGATACTATGGTATTTTTAATGGTGGTCCTATTGGTAGTATTACCTGATACAAACAATACAAAGCTATTTAAATTATTTTCACCAATTAATGTTATATCAGAGACATCTATATCTGTAAGAGATAGCGTACCTTCAAATAATATTTCATGTAACCCACGAGTATTTAATATTGTTAATGCATCAACTATATTATTAACTGGGTGCTGAATCGTTCCAAGGGGGAATTTAGTACCACTTTCGCTACTATTGGTATTTAGGGTGATATGACCATTGAATGCTGCTAATTGTAATTGGTCAGGAAAAATTACATGTGTCACATCTACCAAAGTAGTACCTGTTGAATTGTCCGTTACTTCGGCTATCCCAGTAATTCTAATATTACCGCCAGTAATCGTATTCTCTAGCGTAATATGCCCACCAGTGGCAATATTAATCTCAACATTTTCAAGACCACTTTTATTTCTTAAATGGATATCACCAGAATAATTTCTGATAGCTAAACTATTTCCACCACCATTAAAATCAATTGCAGGTGAATTCCCATCAAGAACCAACCCATCATTACAATCTATGAATGACGTAAGACCACTAAGACTACCTAAAGTAATTATACCCTCTAATATACAACGTTGAAACGTCCCCTCAACGGTCTCGACATCGATGATATGTGAATCATTAAAGTTGGCTGAATTATCGAATACACCAGTAATTGTTGCGTTGAATAAATTAATTTCACTTATTAATGCACCCGTATTAAACGTTAGAAAAGTTTTTTCTGCTGATTGACCAATAATAATATAACCCTCTAAATTATCTCCAGTATCAAAAGTATAATCACCCCTTACGTAAATTGTATTAAACCCCCTTAACTCGGCAATCAATACGGCATCAGGTACGTTATTAACAGGTAATTGCGGTGTACCTCTAGGGAAAACAGTTCCATTCGTTCCGTTAATAAAATCTAGTGTTACCCCACCGTTATATGAAGAAAATTCAATCGCTTGATTGGAAATAAGACCAGCAGCATTCGCTGAACGAATAGAAACTTGATTTAAATTAACCACATCACCAAGATTACTATTTGCCCCAATTAAATTAACAGCATATTGACCATCTTCAAATGTCATGGTATAACCATTAATAATTTCAATAACTCTAGCATATACAATACCACCCAATAATACCTCAGTATTATGTACATGGGTATTAGGGTACGCTATTCCATCTTCATTATCTTCTAAAGCCTTTAATGTTAACCTAAAATCGTTGATATTTAATTCTCTAATTTCAATCGGTGTTGTTTGCTTTAGAGTTAAATCAGCTTTAGGAATATTAATTACTCTAGTTGACCAAGTTATTGTTATTGCCATTTACTTTTTATTATTGTTTGAATTTTAATAATTCTTGTTCTAAATTTTGTATTCTATTCCTATAATCTTCTTTCATATCATTATTGTTAGTTAATGCACCAATCATTAACTTTTGGTTAATGATATTAGTTTCAGTTAAGGATGTTATAGATTCCTTTAACTTAATAATCTCGTTTGTTAAATCGACTTCTTTAACTTCTAATTTTTCAATCGCTAATATTGCAGTTTTTTGTAAATTTCTAAGTACGATATGCTTATACCTTAATTCTTCAATATCCAATAATAAATCATCTTTGATATCATCTTCGATATGTTCTGATTTAATTAAATGTTCCATATTTTTATCTTCCATAATTTTTTAATTTTTTACTCATCAGGAATCATTTGAACATTTAGGTTCAACCCTGATATATTATCTATTGTAGCACTTATTGGTGACGTTTTATATAAATCACCCGTTGTTGCTCTTCTTACCCTACCTCTAATGGGTTGAGACGAAGCTATTGACCTAGTATCTGTTATCACACCAGAAGCGTTAGTAACCCCATCTACAAATATAGTGGTAGATGTGATTGTCCCAACTGCTGGAGATGTTGGACTACCAGATGTTGTGTATGTATAAGCATTTACCGTTGTGACCGTAATCGTTTTAATTCCGTTATATTCATCTAAGGTAGCACCTATTATATTAACTTTATCACCAGTTGTTAAACCATGTGCTGTATGTGTTACTGTTGCTGTTGTAGCCGCATTGGTGATTGTCACACTTTCTCGATAATTCTCTGAACCACCAGAAAAAGCTCCGACAGCCACTCTAGCTGCATTAACTGCCAATCCAGTTGAAATATCTGTTACAGTTATTGTTGTTGTAACTTGCCCCGCAACCACATTTACAGTCGCCCCAGCAGTTCTAATTGATGGTATAGTATATCCAGCTCCAACATTAATAGTTAATGTACCAGAACCCACGTTTACGTATATCGCTTCATTTCCTGTTGAACTTGTAGAAGCTGGCGAAGCTGAAACTCCAACCACATAACCTTCTAATGTATTATCCCAATCCATTGTACCATCACCAACAGTATTCAATTCTACAGCGTGATTAGAACCATCACTAATAAATGAACAATCGGTAATTAGCCCTAAATCGGTTGATAATACTGACGCAGATGCAGTACAATTATCGAAAGTTGACTGGTCTATTGTTGACCCACCTTGGGTAACTAACTCACATCTAATAAATGATACGTTATTAATTACCGCATTAGATTGAAATATAAAAGTACTCATATCAGTAAAAGTGCAAGTGTCAACAGTAAATCCAGCGTTATCAATCATTTCAAACTCACCTTTAGAACGAGTACCTAAAGCTGATATATTTATGGATTCCCATAATACATTTGATGATGCGTTATTAACTTCTATTCTATTAAATGAAGTTGAAACCATTTCGGTATCTTCAATATTTATTACAACGTTGGAATCTCTCATATCTACCAAAGTACCTGACAACCCTAAACTCATCAACCCTTTCCATAAATATGAACCACCTACATCTTGAAACAATCCCCAACGCCCAGTTGTTGGATTATCATTTACTACCGCCATTTCATCGAAAGTTGCATACCCATTTGCCAAATCTCCGTTGGTAAATCGTACTTCACCCCTACCATATCTGATTATATCTATTGTATATGAGTTACCCTTTGCTGGTGATTGTGTTGGGCAGTTAACACCCACACCAATGGTATTATATGTTGTGTTTGGTGAACCCTGTGTTTGAGTCGCTAATCCCGTTTCTGTTGGGTCTACTACAAAGTTTAACCAACCACCATATGCATAAGTCCCTGAACCACCCACGTACCATCCTCTGTAATTTGCACTCGTATTACCAACCAACATTCGTAAACCACCTTGTGCTTTTGTACCCAATGCGTTTGGTGCGAACCATTTAAACCACACAAAATAACAAGTTTCACCAGCAGTCCAAGTTGGTTGTGTTCCCGTATAAACCAAAGCACCTAAACCTGATTTTCTCATAGCCTCGGATACACACACAGTACCGTAAATTGCTAAATCCGAATCAACTTCACCAGAACCATTTAATTGTAGCATTCCAGTTGGTTCGACTATACCCGTTACGGTTGTCATATCTTTATATGTCAACAAATCTGTTGCGTATACTGCTGCTGCCATTAGTTAACTTTATTATATTCGTTCATTATTATTTTTTCTATGATTTCCTTTTTATGACCTTCAGCTAAAAAGTATTCATTTGGTGTATTTGTAAAAGATGAAATTACTACCGATATACCACTTTCATTCAAACTCTTAATGTATTGACTTACAATTGGAGTTTTACAAGAACCTATATCTTTTGGTAATTCAATCCCAAAATATATTTTAGTGGTTACTTTTTCAAAAGTCACCCTACATTCGTTAGGTCGTAAACTTATATCCATATCATCTGAGTCTAAATATAGACAATTAAAATTTCTACAAGAATTAGGTCTACTATTATAAATACCACAACCTTTACTTAAGATACAATCACCACACATAACACTCGCTGGTTTATTTATCTCTGGTATTGGTAATAACTCACAACATAACGTGCAATCCCCACATTCTTTACTTTTATTTGATTTTTCCATAAAAAAATATCCTTATCTTATTAATAAATATAATAAGATAAGGATAATTGTAAAGTATTTTAATTTAATCTCTAATTACTCATCCGTAATCCTAGAAGCTACCGTTGAACCACCCGCAGCACCCAAAGTACCCGCTGATTCAAACGTTTTAATTGGCGTTACCTTACCATCTCTAACTCTAACAAATAAATCTCTTGGAGCATCGAATACCGTTGTGAAGGATTCAGAGGTCGCAGCAACATCTTTATCAATATATGATACATATGCATTAGCACCGTTAGTTACGTCATCAGGAAGTGTCCCAGTCAATGTAAATGTTGAACCTGCATATGAAGTATATGGTATTCTATTATAAACACCTAAATCACCTAATACTCTGATAGTACCAATAGCTGGAGTATCAATAGGGATTGAAGCTTGCATAACAATTGTACCAGCTCCAGAAGAAGCAGCAGTTGAAGCCATTTGGTCTATTTGAAGTACACCACCACTTCTTGGTCCTACCAAGATTCTATCTTCAGCTATTTCAAGACTTGAAACAGTAAATGTAACGTTGTTAGGTGGAATTTGTGTACTACCTGATAAATCTTGAATTGTATCAGTCGCTACTAAATCTCCATCATCAACACCCACACCAAATGCACCAATAAGTGAACCTGTATATGAACCTAAGAAAGTCTTAGGAACCGTTTTAGCTGCGGTTGTACTTGAAATTGCCGTTGCTGTTGATGTTACACCTGAAATTGATTCAGTAGATGGAAGTATACCAGTTAAAAGTTGTACCCACATAATTGTACCACTAGTCGTACTATCAATTGCTAATAAGTTTGCAGTACCTGTAGCCCATCCAACCACTTCTGGTTCTTGCCATATTCCTGTTACTGTGTTTATAAGGATTTCGTGAGTTACACCTAAGAATAATTCACCTGGTTGTCCATAAAGAGTTTCAGTAGTTCCATTACCAGAAGAGTATTTAATATATTCCCAAAGTCCTTTAAGCCCATCACCTGAAGTGTCAGCACCATAAGTCCATAATGAGTAATAAGGTTGGTCACCCGCACCGTTATTTAAATCAATAAGGTTGTAACCTTCGTTTAAGTTTGTTGTGTGTGTATAACCTGTTACACCTGAATAAGCAGTTGTATTTTGTGCATCTGGTGTTGTACCTAGGGCAGCCACCGACTCACCTTGTCCAAGTGTCACGTTGAAGAAATCATAAGTATCTCCCCAATGTCTCGCTTGCACTCTAATTCTTTTACCATCAATATCACTACCACCAGTTCTTGATTTAATTAAACAACGGAATAAGATACCCGATGGGGCATCACCATTAAAACCACCAGTTGATTGGTCACCCCAGAAAGGAGCTGTATCAGTAGTGGTAAATTGGTATAAATCGTTATTTTGGATTACCATTATTTGTGTATTGATGTTATTTACAGCACCTAACACTCTTAATCCTGAATATAATTCAGCACCAGAAGCTTGAGAAATAGAACCATCAAATAAATGTTCGCCCATCGTATCATCGATGTTATAATTTCCAAGAAGTGTGATAATATTATCCGTACTTCTATCAGAAGGTGTATCACTTGTGATATCCACAAAATCATCGTTTATTGAAGAAGCATCATCCGCTAATGCGCCTAAAAATCTGTGTAACTCAAGTACTGTGTAATTTGTAGTCGCACCACCCGTCCATCTAATGTCACCATTTGATGCAATCGATACGTCCGTGTCTAATATTGCCATGTTTTAATTGTTTTTAATTTTTACTTTTTTATGTTTATTATAAATATGTAATATTTATTAAAAATACAAATAACTTAACCTATTTGACCATAATTTATCTAACGTCTCTTCTCCATTTGACCAAAATGCTGTATATGTGGACCCAGAAATAGTGTCCATTTTTCTTATCTTACAAGCATTAATTTCACCATAACCAATGTAAGTTGTAGTGCCAGAGGTTTCACATGAAAATGTTATTGGTCCACCAATAAAATACCTATCATCTAAATTTACTTGAACGGTACCACCTGATAATCTATTAAATTCTAATACACCATCAGATGTATTAAAGGTAGCCCCAGTTAAATAATCATCAGTATTAGCACTTGTATCACCTGATAACGCATATCTATTATCTAAATTATAAACAACAGTACCACCTGATAACATAGTCAAAGTTACATCACCAGTAGTTATATTAAAATCACCACTAGTTACATAATCATCGGTATTTGTACTTGTATCACCTGATAAAGTATATCTATTATCTAAATCAACTTGAACTGTCGAACCTGAAATTCTAGTCAATTCAAGAATACCGTTTAAGGCATTAAATGATGCTGAAGTTACATAATCATCGGTATTTGTACTTGTATCACCTGATAAAGCATATCTATTATCTAAATCAACTTGAACTGTTGAACCTGATAATAAATTTAAACTCAATACCCCATCATTTGGGTTAAATGTGGCTCCAGTTAAATAATCGTTATTATTAGTGTCTGTAAATCCTGTTATAAAACCTGTGTCATTATTTAATGATGATAAGTCATGTGTATGTCCTGTTAGGCTATATCTATCATCTAAATCTACGTTAAATGTACCGCCAGATAATCTAGTGAATTCTAATAACCCATTTGAAGTGTTAAAAGAAACCCCTGTAACATAATCATCGGTGTTTGTACTTGTATCACCTGATAAAGCATATCTACCATCTAAATCTTCGGTTATTGTATCACCTGATAACGTTGTTAATGCCAACACTCCTGTTGCAGTATTAAATGTCATTCCCGTAACTACGTCACTAGAATCATTTGAATTATCGGTGAAATTAGTGGTTAATATATTACCGTCTCTTTGTTGAAGAGTAATTGTTTTTGTGTTAGTACCACTTACAGTTATACCAGTAATTGAGTCGTCATAAGCTATATCCCAATTAATTGAATTATCTGTGAATCCAGTTATTTCAGATATATTATGTGTGTGACCTGTTAAAGTGTATCTACCATCTAAAGGTACGTTAATTGTATTTCCAGAAACAGTTTCTAAAATTAAGTCACCAGACCCAGTATTAAATGTAGCACCTGTTATGAACTCAACTGTTGTCCCAGTTGTACCACCACTAATTAATACAGTCTCAAATACAAATGTCTTATTAATATTACTCATTATTTAACTAATCCTTTAATTTCAAATTTAGCTTCTTTTGTATCATCTCTATCAACAGTTAACACCATTTCTTCATTAGCTGAGATGTTAAATGGAAATGTTTGTTGGATACCATTAATTGCTATATTTACATTTGTGACATTTATCACATAATTTATTGATGTTATAAGTGCGTCATATGCACAATTAATAATAAACTCATCAGTAAAATGATTCGCTTTTATAATCACATTTAAAGATATCTCATCAATATCTTTAAATGACCTAATAACCACTTTAGGTTTAATTACTTTATCTATTATTTCAGTAAATATGATAGCTCTATTAATTGTTGGAACGAATTCATAATCATCTTCATCTAAAATATATCCCAATACTTTCATTTCGAAATTTTGAACGTAAAACCTTCTTCTATCAAAATCGTTTATTTGACTTTCATCACCAATTTTTTCTAAATGAATAGGCATTGGATGTCCATTCACATTGATATAGTATTGCCTTGATTGAAATGTTAATTGAGACTTTCGATTAAACATATTCAAATCTTTCATTCTATTACAAAAGAATCTAACTTCATATGTAACGTCAACTGACGTAGGTTGTGGAATTTTATATAAATCACCACCCTTACGACCCCCGTTAAAAGTAGGTACTTTCATATATGTATATAACTTATTACCTGGTATATTCCATATACCAGCTTGGTTAGTACCAACTTGGATGTCAGGTTTTCTGACTATAGTAATGAAGGGTATTTTAACATTTTTAAATTTATCTGAAGTATCCCATAATTTAGAAAATTCAGCCCACCTTTGAATTGTTAGAAAAATGACTGGGACTTTCACTCCATTAACCTCTATTTCTAAAATATCATCAACAAATTCAATAAAAGTCTTGTCAATATCCTCATAATAGATACTTTTTGGTAAATAACTTCCTTTATAATCTATATCATCAAGATAATCTTGTCTCTTTTCAGGTCCAACATTCTGATTTATAAATTTTACATTTTTTTTATATCCTTGTGACATACAATATTATTCTTCTTTAAACTTAACATTACCTCTATTAATTGTTGGAATGTGTTCATAATCATTTTCATCTAAAATATATCCCAACACTTTCATTTCGAAATTTTGAACATAAAACCTTCTTCTATCAAAATCGTTTATTTGACTTTCATCACCAATACTTTCTAAATGAATAGGCATTGGATGTCCATTCACATTAATATAAAATTGTCTGGAATTGAAAGTAGTTTGAACCACTTTATGTAATTTATTTAAATCTTTCATTCTATTACAAAAGAATCTAACTTCATATGTAACATCAACTGATGTAGGTTGTGGTATTTTATAAGTGTCCATACCTTTACGACCATCGATGAACGTAGGTACTTTCATATATGTATATAATTGCTTACCAGGTATATTCCATATACCAGCTTGGTTAGTACCAACTTGAATATCAGGTTTTCTAACTATAGTAATGAAGGGCATTTTAGTATTTTTAAATTTATCTGAAAAAGTCCATGTTTTAGAAAATTCAGCCCACCTTTGAATTGTTAGAAAAAGAACTGGGACTGATTCACCATCGATAGATATTATCATCTCTTTATCAACAAATTCAATAAAAGTTCTATCAATATCCTCATAACCAACACTTTTTGGTAAATAACTCCCTTTATAATCTATATCATCAAGATAATCTTGTCTCTTTTCAGGTCCAACATTCTGATTTATAAATTTTACTTTCTTAATAAAACCTTTAGGTAATCCCATAATATAATTTTAATTTTTATAATTTAACTCTTAAATCCCGTTAAATTCATCTTCGTTAGCAATTGTGCAATTTATTATTCTATAAGCACCCTTGTAACCTATTATTGTATGTGCATTATCATAGTTTTTTTCGCCAGCATCAGTCACGTTATAGTAAACAACATCGGTTTCATTAATATAATAGCCAACATAATCACCAAGCGAAACATCAACTCTAAGTTCATTTAAATGTTGAGAATAAACAATAAATTTTAAATTACCATCTTCTAAATAACGCATTGAACTTGAATTATAAGTTTTATTTTCAGCCTTTTCAATAATTGGCATAACATACAACTCAATTGGTGGTAGGAAGTTTATTTCACTAGCACTAGCTTCATTATAAATATCATCGGATTGCGTAGTTTCTCTATCAATTCTATATAATATAACGGTAAAATTACCATCACCTTCTATGGCTTCACGACCCATTTGTATTTCTAAATCATAATCCCTACTAGAAAAGAATTTATTTATTCTTTTAATTGGTATTCTCCTTTTATTTGACTCCATATTAATTAACTATATAATGATAAATATTTAATAATCACTAAATAGTTCTAAGCTATTCACTTTTTCATGAAAATAAAGTATATTAACAATATAATATATTGTTAAAGTTCAAAAAAATATACCATTTTGATAAATTTAGAAGACATTAAAAGTAGAGGTGCAATAACCCTACTACAAACATATAATGGAATTAATCCATACCTAAAAGCGTTGAAGAAAAAACTCATTAATAATGATAAAGTTGCGTTAACTGAGGGTCAGGTTGAATACATTAATAAGTTCTATGATGTAGAACCCCAAGTTATAAATCGTGTAGTCTCTATAAACCCCTTGTTAGGTGAATCACTTAAAGACAAACACAAACTTTCTTTTTTACCTGAAAAAATGCTTATACAGGCTATGCTTGCCGACCAAGAAAAGACATACCATGTATATGGAAAACTAAAAAAAAATCAAAAGAATGCGGAGATGTATTGGTTACCAAAAACATTAGTTTTAGATGACCCATATTTTACTGAATGTGAAGTTGAAGTTAATTGGGAGAAATATGAGGAAATGGATGTAATGGGTAGACACCCTTACGAACACCAAAAAGAAGGTATTAAATTTTTAGTATGTAGGAAAGGTGCTATATTAGCTGATGACATGGGATTAGGTAAAACATATCAGTCAATTGTGGCCGCTTTAGAAGTTGATGCTAAAAAAGTTTTAGTTATTTGTCCAGCTAGTGTTAAAATATCTTGGCAAAGAGAAATTGAAAGTTTTGACCAAAAAGCAATCATAGTAAGTGGTAGTAAATGGCCAGAAGTTGGTAGGTTTACTGTTATTAACTTTGACATACTCAAAAATTTTCATACAATTGGTGAACCAACGAAGGATAAAAACGGTAACTTTAACCCACATAATAGGAATATAGTTAATGAGAAATATGATTTGGTGATAATTGATGAGGCACATAAAATTAAAGACCATAAAACCCAAAGAGGTCAAATAGCTAACGAAATTGCGTTGACTTATGGAATTGAAAGAGTTTGGGAGCTTACAGGTACGCCAATCGCTAACAGACCAATGGATTTCTTTAATATATTAAAAATGATTAAATCACCTTTGGCTGACAATTGGAAATTCTTTGCTCAAAGGTATTGTGATGCTAAACGATTTCATAAAACACTTAAGAATGGTCAAAGAAGACAAATTTGGATTACCAATGGTGCGTCTAATCTTGATGAATTGGCAATTAGAACCAAAAACTCACTTCTTAGAAGATTGAAAACTGAGGTGTTAGATATGCCAGATAAGACAGTCTCAACTATTTACCATAAATTAAGTAAACGTGGTGAAAGAGAATATGAAAGTATTTGGGATGAATACATGGAGAAACGAGCCGAAGAAGGTAAACGCAAAATTAGTGATTTATCTAAAGATATTGTTGAATTGGGACTTCTTAGGAAATTTATAGCAATGGAAACAATCCCAAATACAATCGAATTAGCTAAAGATGCTATAGAACAAGGTCAAAAAGTGGTTATTTTCACCACATTTACAGACGAATTGAATGAAATAGCCGATAATTTCACTAATAGTGAGTGTGTTATACATAATGGCAAAATGACAGCAAACGCCAAACAAAAATCAGTTGATAGTTTTCAAAATAATAAAAAATGTAAAGTTTTTATTGGTAATATAACATCTGCTGGTGTTGGTATTACATTAACTGAAGGTACTGTAGTTATCTTTAATTCATTTAGTTGGGTACCAGGTGATAATGAGCAAGCTGAGGATAGATGTTATCGAATAGGGCAGAAATCTAATGTTTCGGTATATTACCAACTATTTACTGGTACAATTTCATTAGTAATGTGGTATACACTAATGAGAAAACAAGAAATAATTAATAAAATCATCAATAAAAAAGATGAACATGGGGATAGATTGAAAATGTTATTGGATGATTTAGAAGAAAATGGATTAGAATTATGATACAAATATATACAAGTGAAAATTGTGGTTATTGCAATGAATTACAAAAAAAATTAACGGAATTAGATATTAAATTCACCAAAATTGATATTGATGATAAAATTAATGAAATTAATGTGGAAAGTGTCTTTGAATTCATCGGTGAACCTGTAATTCCTATCATAATTTTAAAACCACATATATTAGCACCCAAAAGAAGTTTCAATACAATTGATGAAGCTGTAAAATTAATATTATCTTTAATTGAAGATTAATATATTTATAATAAAAGAAACTAATGGATTTTTATATAAATAGAACTGCAACTTTACCTATCTTAAAGATGGAATTAATAAATGATGGGAGAAATGATTTTAATAAATTCTATGATATGATTCAAAATTCACAAATCACTTTTTGTATGGTTGACACAAATACAGGTGTTAAAAGGATTGGTGATAAAGAGGGTTTGTGCATACTTAAAGGACCTTCAAGTGATTGTAACGGTGAAGAATATTTTATTGGTTATCAATTCACATCTAAGGAAACTAAAAAAGCTGGTACATTTGTTGGTGAATTCAAAATAGTTTTTAATGATGGTTCAGGTACTCTTATAGTGCCAATTAAAAATGAGTTAAATATCCATGTCCTTGAGAATTAAATCCCTATAAATTTATTGATATCTGTAATACAATCTCCTTTATTTGCTATACAAATAAAGAAGATAAAGCCCTGGTAAAGAACGAATTATTTTAAAAAAAAGCAATAAAAACTTTGATTTTTGGTTAAAATTGTGTTTTTTTGCGTAAAAGTATATAAGTTTTATGGTTAATGAAGAAGTAATATCTAGATTCCTAGAAGGTAGAAATCAAAAAAAATATATCGTAGGTGTTGAAATTCCTTATGGTAGTCCTGAAGTTTCACTTATAATTAATGACCCAGTAAGGGGTAAATATATTTCAAAAGACCACGTAACATCCTTTTTATGGTTTAAAGAAGAAGTTACTAAAATTATGTATGGGGGTAAAAGAAATTTAATTAAAAAAGCCATCGAAAAATATGGTATCACCATAACAAAGTTAAAAACTTCCATAGGTGGGGAGGCTGAAACCTTCAGAATGGGTGATGGTTTCAAATACATGGCAAAAACCAAAGGTTCTAACACCAGATTATTAAAATTCTTTAAAGAAGGTGGTGTTGATGTGTATGGTGAATCAACTAAGAGTTACTTCATTGCTATAAACCCAATTGAACAATATCTAATTGCATCTGGTAAAAGATTATTCAAGGGAATGGATGATTATAATGATGTTCATAGACTTCAATTTGATTTAGAAACAACGGGATTAAAACCAAAGGGAGGTTTATTATCCCCAGAAGAAATTAATGATATTAAATCAAGGATGTCCACTGGTGAAGATTTAACAAAATTATACGAATTTGACGCTGGTAATAACCCAACTAGACATAAAGATGCTAGAATATTCCAAGTTGGTATTAGAGATAATAAAGGTTTCGAAGAGATTATAGAAGTACCACAAACTGGGAGTAGAAAGGAATTAAGGGACTTAGAAGCGTATTCAATACTTAAATTCTTTGACATAATAAATACTTTAAGACCCGATGTAATTGCAGGTTATAATTCCGAGAATTTTGATTGGGACTTTATCTTTACTAGATGTGAAATTTTAAATATTGATATTGAATTAATTGCCAAAACTTTAGATAAGAGTGGTAAAAGTAATATTAGACGGGTTGATAAAAGTATAAAATTTGGTGGTGAAAGTGAATTTTATAAACAAACAATGATGTGGGGTTATAACATTATTGATGTTTATCATGCAGTTCGTAGGGCAAAAGCTATTAACTCGAATATTAAAAGTGCTGGATTAAAATACATTACTAAATACTCAAAACTTAATAAAGATAATCGTGTATATGTTGAAGGTAATAAAATATACTCCATATGGGCTGATAAAGACACTAATTACGCTTTTAATGATGCCGATGGTAGTTACTACCCAATAACAGAAGAAAGGTCCTTAGAAGATGGTTATGAAGAAGTTATGGGTGATGTGATTATTAGACGTTATTTACTTGATGATTTATGGGAAACTGAAAAAGTTGATGGGGTTTATAATCAAGCATCTTTTTTATTATCTAAAATCATCCCAACATCATATATGCGCTCCACAACGATGGGTACTGCTGGTATTTGGAAATTAATTATGTTAGCGTGGTCATATGAAAATAGATTAGCAATTCCAGCTGTTAAACCTAGAAAGACATTCACAGGTGGGTTATCAAGATTGCTTGAAGTTGGGTATGCTGAAGACGTTGCAAAATTGGATTTTGCTGCCTTATACCCGAATATTGAGATTACGCACGATATATTCCCAGATACTGATATAAGTGGTGTGATGAGAGGTATGTTAATTTATATCGCATCAACAAGGGATAAGTTTAAAGGTTTGATGAATGACCATAAAGCTAAATTAGGTAAATTAAAAGAACTTAAGAATAATAACATTGATAAAATTTCTAAAGAAGATTTGGAATTATTGAACTCTGAAATTGAAAAAGAAAGTGGGTTAGCGAGTATGTACGATAAGAAACAATTACCAATTAAAATTTTAGGTAATTCATTCTTTGGTTCATTAGGTGCGCCTAACATTTTCAATTGGGGTGATATCAACTGCGCTGAAGAAACTACTTGTAGAGGTAGACAATACTTGAGGTTAATGGTTAAATTCTTTATGGATAAAAAATTCAGACCACTTGTAGGGGATACAGATGGGTTTAACTTTGCAATTCCGAAAGATATTGATACTAATTATTATACACCTTTAGGTACTCATAGATTTACTGAAAAAGATAAGGGTGTTACTTTAGTAGGTTTAGATGCTGTTGTAGGTGAATTTAATGAATTATACATGATTGGTAGAATGGGGTTAGATATTGACGATATTTGTGAATCAACAATTAACTTCTCTAGAAAAAACTACGCTAACTTAATTGGTGGTAAAATTAAATTAGTTGGTAACACGATTAAGTCATCAAAAATGCCAGGTTATATTGAGGATTTTTTAGCTGAAGCAATCGATTATCTATTAAAGGGTGATGGGGATAGTTTTATAAAAATTTATAATAAAACCGTTGATGATATTTATAATTTTAGAATACCATTGGTTAAAATAGCTAGTAAGTCTAATGTTAAGGACACCGTGCCATCGTATATAAAGGATATGAAAACTAGAACAAAATCTGGTAGTTTAAAAGCTAGAAAAGCGCATATGGAGTTATTAATAGCTAATGATGTTAATGCTAATTTGGGTGATACGGTTTATTATGTTAATATTGGTGCAACTAAATCAGTTGGTGATGCGCAAAAAATTTACCACCCCACAGATGAACAAAAGGCCCATAAAAAAGCCTATGGCACTTATGGTAGTGAAGTTAATTTCGAGATTAAACTTAATTGTAAATTAATACCAACTGACCAAATAGAAAATAACCCTAATTTAACAACTGATGAATATAACGTACCAAAATATTTGGCCGCATTTAATAAAAGAATTCACGCATTGTTAGTTTGTTTTAAACCTGAAATTAGGGAGGGTATTTTAATGGATATGGTTAAAAATAAAAAAAATAAAGAAATGGAGTTGACTGAAAGGAAAGTTTTTAGTCAAAAAGATTGTGAAATGCATCGTGGTGTTGCTTTTAAAGATGGTGACCAAAATACATTAGGTGAGTTGATGGATATGGAAGATAAGGAAATTGAATTTTGGCTTAGAGTTGATAAAACCCCTAATAATCTAGAGGAATTAAATATGGATTGGGAATCTATAAAAGTTGACTATGATGAGCGTATGAAAATTGAAAGAATTGAGGGTATTAAATTTGAAAAATCTAAAGTACTAGAATTAATAAAAAGAATGGAGGTTGGTGACATTGCTAATATGAAAGTTACTAATGAATTACCTAAATCGATTTCTTTATATGGTTCATTTATAGTACATAATGATAAAAATGGAGAGCCAAATATTTTCATTAAATCTGAGAAATGGGAGGTTGATTTAGCTTCAGTTCAAGACATCTTTAAATATGAGACATGGGCTGAACAACGTCACCTTTATTATCAAACAGTTGATAATAAAGCGTTAAAAACATTTGAGTCTTGGTTAACACATGTGTGGGTTGAAGCTAAAAAAGAAGGTAATAATGATAAAGCATTAAAAATTAAAAAAGAATTAGATTTAGCTGGTGTCACATTAGTTTTAGATGATTATAAAGATTCGTTAAAAGAAGTTTTAGAAAGGGAAAGTGTAGAACATAAAGTGAGTTTAGATTCTGAAATAGAAGAACATGGTGGAATACGTAGAGATTCTAGAGGATAAAAAAAAGAGAGCTATTATTAAGCTCTCTTTTTGTTTTAATGGAAATAAAATCCAAGGGGACGATAACGAAGGTGTTTATTTAAATTTTCAGCTTCGTTAGCAGCTCTTTCTAATTGTTGTTGACTACCTAACCTTAATAACCGCTCATCTAATTTATCCAATGCATCCCTTTTTTCTTCATTACCTTCAGAAACTAACGACTCGTAATCCATAGTTCTCTCAGCCTCTGGTGGCCCAAGAACACCACTAAATTTACCTCTAACCCTACCTAAAGCTTTTTTAGCTTCAGCCATAAATAATTGTCTCACCAATACTTTGGTTGGGAAATTAAAATCCTCAAATTTTAATTCAGCTAAAGGAACTTCATTTGGTAAAGTAATTATATCTGAATTTAACTTTCTACACTCATCAATATCTTCTGGGTCAGTTCCAGTGTCATAATAGTGATACCAAACTTTACAACCTTGTAAACCTACCGCAGTTGGTCCAGCACCAGCACCAGCACCAGCACCTACACCAGCACCACCGAAAGATAATCTTGAACCTGGTGTGCTCATTAAATGTAATAATCTAGTTCCATCTGGCCCAGCTGTTACTTTATATGCTAATTCACTTCTAAGTAACCTATTTTTAAGGTTAAAATCAGATGCAGTTAATAACACGTCGAATGCAGGGGCAACGTAGTAACCACCACCAGCACCAGCACCTGAAGCACCATTAGCACTAGCACCAATACCCATTTGAGCAAAACCACCACCATATCCAGCGTCAAAACCACCATAATTTGCGAATAAAGCTGCGTCAGTGGTAGGTGGGGTAACCCACAATACTTCATTAATCTCTCTACCAGCTGGTATAACATACACTTGTCTTCCAGCCTCAACTTCAACGTAATCTTTTTTAAGTTCCCATGGACCTCTAGCTTGTAAACCTACTTGTTTAGAATATGCGTAAGTATATTGTGTTACGAAATCGAAATCACGAACACTCATTGCAAACGCCATATCAGTTGTATCAATATTTTTCCCCAATAACGATTGCCATTGATGTTCTATTAACCAATTTTGAACGTGCATAGAGTAATCCTCAGTAGCTATTTGAAGAAATGTACATAACATCTCATCTAATAATTCAATATCCCTAATAGGTGCCCCTAATGAATGTTTAAATTGTGTGAATATTTTTTCTTTATCTAAATCTGATACAGCCATAGTCTTTTATTATAAATATTATAAAAATTATAAAAAATTGCTAAAGATACACGTAACGTAGTATTTATCGTTGGTATCTTTAATTAAGCGAACACCGATGTGAGTATAACGGTTATCAATTATTATTTGTCTATGAGATTCACTTTTAATAAAAGCTTTATAAAAACCATCCGCTGTGGAATAATATTTACCCACAATTTCACCGTAATTATCACCCCCACGCCTTAAAATCTCAAACCTCCTGATGAATGTATTATGGTGGTTAAGCTCACCCAAAACTATCATATAATTAATATGTTTCTCACTTAAATCTCGACATAATTTATCGTTTATTAATTCATTTAATTTTAAGTTAACTCGATATTGATTAAATAATAGCAATAAATCATTCTCAACTTCAGTTAAATCAGCAATATTACTTACGTAGTGTATCATATCACTTCTTTTAGGGTGTAAAGAAACTGTATCAACTGTACTACAACTTAAAATCGTAGATAATAAGAATAATGAAATAAAATTTCTTAACACGCTATACATATTTTTTAACATTGATTTTGTAAGTATCTTTAATTTGACACCAAGATAAATTCTTATTGTACATATTAAATTTAGAAATCGAACCAATAAAGGTTCCAGCAAAATTTCGTTCTATGATTAAACCTAAGTCATCAACATCTTGACCGTCAAAGGTCATACTTTCTAATAAACCTTGTGTTCCACCACCAATACTAATATTGTATGGGACACCAACTTGTTTTTCTTGAAAATCATCTAACCTTTTAAATATCATTTCGTCTATTTCACTAGAACTCCATCGTAACATAGAATTTATATAAAATTTTAATTTACCTTTTCTTGGTGCACCATGAATCAAATCACATTTACTATAATTATCTGAATTAACCCATTTAACAACAATATGTTCCCATTTATCAGAAGTAACAGTACCACTAGCTGAATACTCTTCCACCATTTCAACAGATTTACAATCACCTGAAATAGTTAATAATCTATAACCAATACTTCCATCATCTTTAATCCTAAAACCAATTGCGTTGTCAATTAAATCACTATCTTTATCTAATTCAATTATAGGTGCTGTTAAGCCAGAAAAAGAACCAACCCTTTCTTGACCATAACCATCATCGGATTGTACATTGTCGCATACTAAACCATTTGACCTACCAAATATTAAAAAGGGATTAGTGAAATTAGTGGTTTCTTCCCTAACTATGGTTGAATAACGAGGTAAATTTTTATCATAACCTTTATTAGCTCGAACTTGCCCATAACCATCCTTTGATTGTTTATTGTCACACACTAAACCATTTGACCTACCAAATATTAAAAATTGGTTTTTAATTCGTTTAATATCAATTGGTGGGGGACTTAACGGAACGCTTAAAGTAGTTCCGCTTCCATCAACAATAATATTATTGATATTAATATCTATTTCTTTAATATCCATACAGAAATCGGTAGACCCACTAGTACAACCAGTGGTATTACCAGTGAATATATTCCAAAATTTATTTTCGGCCCTAGTTCCAATATAATAGAAGAATCCTTTATTATTTGGGTAAGTATCGTTAAGAGTTGTTCCAGTAATATTACCACATGTATCACCAGTTACAGTTTGATTTAACCAAGTTTCAATCGTCCACCCACTCTCATACCTATTTGGTAGTAATTCATAATCGTAACCATCAAGTTTATAATAACCTTGGTAGAACCCACCACAAAAATTAGCATAATTACCAGTACTGGCCGTAGTGCTTATTAATTCAATTGGGTAAATATAATTACCAGTGTAACCAGTGACTTTATTTAATTTTAATTGTGTATCCCCTGAAACATGTACCAATGTAGTACCTGTTAATGCACTTAATAATGCGTCATGGCCATAAGTATCTAATTCTGGTGAATAAGTTATTGCACCATTATCTAACCCAGTTAAACCATATGTAGTTGCAGTAAAACTACTTGTCGTTGAACCACCCCACCCACCTGATAAGGTGCTTATAATTTGATTATTTGGGTTAGAAAAATTAAAATCAAATGAAACAGTTAAATAATCACTTGGTGTTTCTTCAGTAATATCCCAATCAAAACCCCAATCTTGGTAGGAGAAATCAACATTTACATCACTGATTACGGTAGTCATACCATTTACATTTAAGTAAAAATCGAAATAGTCACTACCACTTATTCTAAAATCAACACCACTAAAATTATAAATTTTTATATTTGCCATTTGCTCTTTATTATATATAAATATTAACTTTAATCAAACGTACCAGACTTTCTAAGTATTTTATTTTTATAATCAATAACTAAATCATTAACTATTAAAAAATCGCTACCAATAACACCTATAATATTTAAAGTATTAGATAAGTTAGTTATGTCAGTACATTTAAAATTAATTGGTATGATTTTATTATTATACATCATTTGAGTTTTAGTAACATCGAATAAATACTTACTACCGCCAAGTCCAGTAACTGTTTTATTTGAATATGGAAATACAATGAAATTATAATCGTCAATTGATTCATAATTTAAAATTGAAATCGACGCTCCTGTATCCAATAAGAACCTACCTTCCACACCATTTAAAATTGCGGTTATAATTGGTAAGCTTGTGTTTACTTCAAAAGAAATTGAATCATTAATTTTGTTTTTTTCATTTAAAATATGGTTGTATGAAATTATAATTACAATAAATGTAAATAATAACATTATGTTTTTTTTTATCATAAGCTTTATTTATTATAAATATAAAAAATATGGTCAATAAATAACACTAAATAAATGAGGTGTAATTAAATTTGAATATTTATTATTTATAGGGATATTATTTCATAAGTTAAATAAATATCTACTGTACCATCTCCAGTTGCAATTGAACTTGTTCCTGATGCGATGACAGCACTATTCTCTGCTAATAAACTCCCACCAGAATCTAAATTGCGTACCAACCTTTCAATTTGGTCTGAGGTTGCTGATAAAAAACCACCTGGGGTAGCCGTACCAAAACTACCGTCAGCTATATCTAAGGTATTATCATCAAAGGGAATGGTTCCAAAGTTAAGTCTAGCAACAGCCGATATTATATTAATTACAGTACCTACACCAGCTGCTGGTAACAATTGCACTGGACCTTGACCTATATTTTCGATTTGTGATGCTGATAAAGTTACTTTAATTTTTTGTATACCTAAAAAAGATGCAGTTATAAATCCAATGTCATTATTTAAGTTAGATAAATTATGTGTATGAGTTGTAAGACTATATCTACCATCTAAATCAACACTTACTGTTGAACCCGATTGTAAGGTACTTTCAAATAATCCATTTGAGGTGTTAAATGTATGAGTTGTTAAATAATCATCTGATAAACCTATGTGTGTATGGTCATCAAGACTATATCTATCATCTAAATTAATAGTGACAGTTGAACCTGACTTAAGATTTAAATCTAAATCCCCAGTTAATTCATTAAATGTACCACCAGTTAAATAATCATCAGATAAACCAATGTGAGTGTGGTTATTAAGACTATACCTACCGTCTAAATTAACACTTACTGTTGAACCCGATTGTAAGGTACTTTCAAATAAACCAGTACTTGTATTAAATGTATGAGTTGTTAAATAATCATCTGTATTTGTTGTTCCACCAGTTATCGTTTGTGCTTGAAACCATTCTTTAGTAATTAAAACTCTTCCAGTGGCTTCTGCATTAATTAAAGCTGTTGTTAAACTTGGTGCCACTATCGTTCTATCGGTATTCAATAAAAGAACTTTATCTTGTTGACCTTCAGTTATTTGATTAGTTGCTGTGTTCCCTAATGAGAATACTATATCCCCAGTATTATCACCAACCATTATATTTAGGTTCTTACCTGTAATAAGACCATGCGCTCTTAACCATGGAGCGTAATAAGAATCGTTTTGTATACCTAAATAAACACCTTCATCAAATGCATCTCCGTTAATAGTTGCTCTAAATCCAGCTATGGCTGCATTTCCAACCGTATCTGTGTTATTTGCAAGATATCCTGTTGCCTTATTATTAGAACCCTCTACATAAAACCCTTCATTATCTGAAACAGGTTTAACTCGATTTCCAAAATAAGAATTTAAAGGGTTTATTACTGACTCTACTGTTTCAGTAAACCCAGTTAAATATCTACCATCTAAATTAACGCTATATGTACCACCTAATAATCTGTTGAAATCAACTTGACCTGTACTTGTGTTAAACGTAGCACTAGTTGTGTAATCATTTGTTGTTCCACCAGTTGTACCACCAGAAAGTGCATCAACTTCAACAATTTTACCAGTTATATTATCCCTACCTAATAATTGATATGTACCACCAGAAACGATATTCGGTAAAGCGTTAGGTAATATAAGCCCTCTAGCCCTAATATATTGTAGAGCATCGATATTAATAGTATCACCACTAACATTTTCAGGTATTAAATTATCTGTAACACCAAATGTTGTCGTACCAGATAATTGTGTATTGGTTAACTGAAATTGTTTTATTTGTCTATTATTTGAATAATCTATTTTTGTGGTAAATGCCATATCTTATATAACCTCGTAAGTTATTATTTTTTAATTAAGTAACTTTTATATAGCGTCATAAGCTAATTTCTCAGGGGCCAATACAGCAGAAATAGCTTCAATTGACGTAAGTATATTATTCTCTATAAAACCTACCCAAGCATCATCACTAGCGGCTTGAACTTCAGCAATGTTACCTGTGTCAGCATAAGTGGCTATTAATATTTTTGCAAGAGGTCTTGTATATCTTTCAGGTTTATTAAGTATCTCCCTACATGTGCTACTAACACGAGATACATAAGTTGTTGATAAGTTATCAACCGCTGTTTTAGTATTTTTGAAAAAATCTTCACAAGTATTTACTGATACTTGTCCGATATATTCTTCAAAAGTGTAACTTGTTGGGGCTTCTACCCCAGTTAAAATGTCTAATTGTTCTTTAATTGAAATTGCCATAATTTTGTTTGTTTTTATTTTACTATTATTTTACTATTATTTTACTATTAATCGGGCGGGAAACCGCAGAAAATTAACGAGCTTATAACACCAAGGGATGATACAATAAAGGCATCGTTGCTAATTCGGTACCATTTACCTGCCCCGTTAAAAATGGTAGTCCCACCTGAGTCTATATATACTATTTCTCCGTTGTTAGCGAATGTATTACCTCCTGATATGTATCTTGTGGTGGTAACAACTTCCCCACAAGCCAATAAAGATGTGGTTCTGCCAATTGAAGACATAGAAACTGCTGTAACAGTTGAACATCCCATGACAGTGGCTACAAGACCTGCGTTAGAGAAGTCAAATTGAACAGTGTCAAATGCAGTTGAATCTGTCTGCGGACTCATTGGTGACCAAGAATTAGCGACGGGATTTACTAAAGTAGACTTACCCTCTGTAACCCACACAACGTCACCCACAATAGGTAAAGCACTTGACCCGTTGTGCCACCTTAGCGAAGTAGAAGAACTACCACAAGCATCAAGTTGGCTTATTACAGGGGTTCCCATGTAAAAGGCCGTTAACTCTTTTTCACTCGCTAAAATTGCGCTCATAAAATCACTCATAATTATAAATTTTAAATAAGTTTGGGTACTGTTTGTTTTGATAAATACTCAGAGTCAGTCTCTATGATACTAATATCTAAATAAAAATCATCCCATATGTGAACAGTATACACTACTCTATTATTTGCTCTAAAAAAATCTACTATTGTAGGTATCTTAAATCCGTCTTCTGGTATGTTTAAACACGCCTCTAGGTTCTTAACTAACGTATCAGGCTTTACAGCCTCTTTAGTCCAAGGCATTGCCATTATATCCATGTCGCTTGATAAACTACCGTGTAACCCTAATTCCCAGCCACAATCCCAAGCGGCTTTTAAAAAATCACTCCACATAGTAGCATAAAATACCGCCTTACCGTTAGTTGTTATTTCACTTCTTAATTTTGTCATATCTATTGTTCTTCAACAAACTTTTTAAGGTTTGCAATATTTAAGTTATACACATCTTTTCTCCTATAGCACGCTCTGTGCATTGATTGAAATAGATGAACCATATATGATTCTACTTTACTCCAATCAATTTCTTTGTCCGCTATTTCTGTTAAGTCACCATTAAAATAATTTATATCCCTTACAGGTATAACCCACTTGTCTAGGTTAAAATCTACTATTTTTTGATGTAATTTCACATTGTTATTAATAATCTCTCTATTATCTACTAAATAGTTAGTTAGTTCTGAGTTGATAGGGGTTCTTATTATACTGTTTATAGTGTTAGAGTGCCTACCCGCTAGTATGTACTCTGTTTCGGGTAGTGATTTAAGTATAATATTATCTAAATCACTATAAAGTCCTCCATATTTATTTAAAAGTAGCATTCTAAACTCATCAGATAAAAAAGCCACATACGTATTACCGTTGTATGGTATTATTTCGTTTGCATCCTTCACTATCACATATTCTGGCAAATTAATAATCTCTTCATAACACCACATGACACAAGTATACCCTAACTTGTGAAAAGAATAAATAGATAATAGGTTGAAATCATTTAGTTTGTTCAACCTTGCAAAATAAAAATTAACTTCCTTGTCCATAAACTAATACTAATGATGTGTCAAATCTTTTATATGTTATTGTGCTATAAGACCCAGAAGTTGAGTTTATAGCTGTTGTGGAGCCAATAGTTCTTGGGGTTAATCCAGTACTAGCGATAGTTGGTGTGTTATTACCGCCATTGATAATTAAAATTGTACCAGAGGCTCCGTCAGGTATACTAGAAATGGTAATAGTAACGCTAGAGTTAAGGTTGATAAAAGCACACCCACCTAGCCTCCAATCAAGCGTGATGTTAGCTGTTATTGTTTGCTGACTACCATATTGAGAGTTACCTTTTTGTCCCTCAAATGAATTTCTTTTTAAATTGTGGCCAGTGGTATTCATTATTATTTCTGGTCTATTATGTTCTCCATACCCAATAGCCCCCGTTCCATTTGTAACTGTATGAGCTGTCCATGGCTCTAATAATAGTGGTTTCTCTAAGTCAATATTATATGTGTTAACTTGACCAAAACCACCAAAAGACCCGTTATTGTTATATTGTATGTCACCATTAACTCCACCAGGGTTACCACTACCAATAACTAATGATTCTATCTTATCCCATACCGCATTTCTTGTTGGGACTTGGGGTGAACCATTCCAAGTCCCACCATAGGCTAAATCAGGGACACTAATTCCACTAGAATTTACTGTAATTGCTAAGCTTCCTGGAGTTGCTGAACTTGAAGAGAATAACCCATCAGAAGCAGATGTTTGTGCTACATTATTAACATATATACTAAAATTTTTTGGTACTGATAATGATGTTACACCACCACCATTAGAACTTGTAATTTGTGATGTCTCTAACCAAGTTCTTGCTCTAGCACCTCCACCTGTAAAGTGGTTAGGTACATCTATATCAAAACCTGCTCTTGGTGCCCCTGCTGATGGATTACTATTTGTATTTTTAATTTTTAAAAATGCCCTTTGGTCAGAGCCTGCTTTAAACTCTGCTACTGGTTGTTCCCCACTAGCATATGAAGTTGAAGGTCCCTGTAATGATAACTTATAGTTAGGTATAGAAGTTCCGATACCTATATCCCCACTTGAGGTGATTTTTAAATGTGAGTCAGTAACATTTTCAAATGCAGTTGCACTTGTTACACCAGCTGTAAATGCTATTGGTTTAGATGAAATCATTAATGCTGTACCATTAGCATCAAGATTTGTATTGGCTTGTAACCCCCATTTAGCTGCATAATTAGCTCCTTCTCTTACTGTTATGTACTTAGTTGCATAAGTACTATTACCTAATGTCATTACTTCACCACTAGCTTGAGATGTAAATATATTACCAAAAACTTCTAGTTCAGAACTAGGGTCAGTAACTCCTATACCTACATTACCGTTTCCTAGTATAGTCATTTTTACATTAGTTCCAGTTGTATCGACAGAATTTGTAACAAATGCTATATCTCCTTGAGATGCTAATGAAAGAGTAGTTGATTCAAATAAATTTATAGCTCCAACAATAGTGCCGTCATCCACAAAATCTATTTTAGCAGAACCATCTGTATTGCCTGAATCTATTCTCAGTAGTCCAGTATTCCCAGCAGTTCCAAATCCTTTTATATGTAGTTTAGTACTAGGAGCAGTTGTACCTATTCCTACATTTCCGCCGCCCATTGCAATTACTACATCATCAGCTACGTAATTATTTAAACGTAATTGTTGACCGTTTGAATCAATCATCATATAGCCATCGTTAATTGCTTTTATTGATGAAAATCCCGAAGCTCTTGATATAGATAATTTTGCGTTTGGACTAGTTGTTCCTATACCCACATTACCACCTGGTTCAATTGTTACAGCCTGTGTGTCCAAATACCCAGAAGTTCCACCAATTCTTACTTCACCATCATCCTTAAAAAATAAAGGTACTTTAAGCGATACTTTATCATATAAATAGAAGTTGGATGTACCATCTCCCGCAAAATCTATACCCGTAGTCCACTTATCTGTACTATTATGTGAAAAGATAATACTAGATTGCCTGTTTGAAGTATTGTTAAGTATTAATCCATTATACTGTGAACCACCTTCAATTTTAACAACTTCTTCAGTTCCAGAAGCAGCAGTTCCTTTAACATGTAGTTTATGTATAGGAATAGGGGTTCCTATACCTACATTTGTACCATTATCATATATAAGTGAATTACCTTGTGCAGTTGTACTTGTCCATTTAGAAACATAGTTCGTAGTTCCTGTTCCTGTAGAGAAAGCTGTAGAATTAAAAGCATTGCTACCTAACTCTCTTGTACCAACAACTCCACTGCCATTAATCATTAGAGATGTGTTTTCAGAGGCTTGAGTAGCTACAGTTGACATTGTAACTGTGTTATTGAGGGCTATACCTCCTGTTGTAGATGCTGATGACCCTAAATTAATAGTAAATGACCCATTAGAAGGTGTTCCAGTACCAATATTTATAGTTTTAGTGGATGTTGTATTTGCTTCTGTAAATAAATTATACGTTGAACTCACAGTGCCGTCGACCCCATGTCCCATTGTAAAAGAGGTTGGGGTTTTTAGAGTTCCCGTACTACTATCAAAAGTCCAATTTGCATTATATTCAAAATCAGTTCCACCAGCATTCATAAATGGAATTTGGCTAACTGTACCATATCCTAAACCTATTTCAGCTAAAGTCCAAGTAACAGGAGTACTACCATCCACTGATTTACCAGTATTACCGATTGTTAAAATTCTAGGTGTTGTCCAAGTATCCGCATTAGGGTGGTATGCATCATGAAAAATATTATTACCACCATATGTGAATGTATTAGCATTCATTATAATAGTATGTCTAGTAGCCCAATTTGCTACATTACTTCCAGTGTTAGAGTAAATATAAAGCCCTTCTTCTGCACCCACTTGTACAGCTTCTAATGAATTTGAAGCATTAGCTGACATTTGAGCATACCACTCTCCAGCACCAATACCAGTTGACCCGTTATTCCCAAGTATAACACCTTCAAGACCCCAAGAAAGGAGCATAGCTTTATTATCTTCTCTTCTATATTCATCATTTCTTATAGAAGTAGTTACTGTTAATGTTCCAGTAAGTGTATCTGTTATATTTAATAAGTATTTACCGTCTGTGGTGGCAGAAAACGCTTGTATTTTATTATAAATAGCGTTTTTTGTAGGGACTTCTAAGTTACCAATCCAAGAAGCACCATAAATTTCATCTTGGGTTTCCATTCCCGCAGAAGTGAAAGTTGCAACAGGGATATTAGAAACAACCATATCCACTTCATTATTACTTACCGAACCAATCTTTAAAATACTTGTATTCCAGTAAAAAGCACCATCTAAAGTAGCGTTATTACTTTGAAATCTTATTCCACCACCTCTAGTGTTATCTCCTGAACCTCCTTTAATTAAAAGACTGTTTATATTTGCCCCAATTGCACCAAACTGAACACTAAAAGCTTCATTATGTTCAATTTGGTTAGCAGTGGTAGAACCATAAGCTAACCTTTGATTCGATGCGGAACCACTAATATATGTTGTTGAGTCTAAAGTACCATCACCTTTAACAAATTGATTGTCGAGACCATCAACTGTTATAAATGCTGGTGATGTTGTATTTCCACTAACATTTAAGTAACTCTGTACCGTGGAACCAGATTTAGATATAAATCCGTTACGTATATTAAATTCGTTTGCCATATTTTTAATCCTTTTTCCAACTATCCAAAGGTATTATATATAAATATAAACTTTATTATTTAAATTCCTCTTATCAATGCTTTTATTATCCAATTATCAGTAGTTACGGTGGCATTTAATCTTAAATCATTACCTGAGATATCAACTGTAAAGCTTACACCTGAAGTATCACCTAAATCTGAGGTTGATGTGTCAGTATAAGTCACAGATGTTCCATCATGGACTGCCATAACAATACCAGCTCTAAGATTACTACCATTTTTAACCACATAATCAAAAAATACTGCATCATAACTTAACTTAGAAATTATACCTATAACTTTAGGTGAGCCAGTATCAACATTTACATTTTCCTGGTAATCTAACAATGCGTTAGATACATTGAAAGTGGTACCTGTTACTGGTCCAGTTAGCGTCCCACCTGATAATGGTAAATAGACACCATCAATACCCGAATTTGCTGTGTAGTTATCTGTTAAGTATTCCCTAGTAATTAATACCCTACCAGTAGTTTCATTACTAATTAAGGTTGTTGTTAAACTCGGAACTACAATTGTTCTATCCGTGTTTAATAAAAGTACTTTATCTTGGGCTGCTTCTGTGATATTATCACTAGCTGTATTTCCTAATGAAAATACTATATCACCAGTATTATCACCAGTTGTAATATTTATAGCATTACCGTTAATATGACCACGTTCTCTTAACCAAGGTGCGTAATAATTACTATTCTGTACTCCTACATAAATACCTTTTCCAAATGCGTCATTATTAATAACTGCTCTGAATCCTGATAAAGCGGCATTTCCAACCGTATCTGTGTTATTTACAAGGTATCCTGTTGCTTTGTTGAGAGCACTTTCTACATAAAACCCTTCATTATCTGAAACAGGTTTAACTCGATTTCCAAAATAAGAATCTAAAGGGTTTATTACTGACTCTACGATTTCAGTAAACCCAGTTAAATATCTATCATCTAAATTAATTGAAACTGTTGAACCTGATTGAAGATTTAAATCTAAATCTCCAGTTAACTCATTAAATGTACCAGAAACTAAATAATCGTCAGTTGGTATGTAATCAGTTATTTCAGATATTGTATGTGTATGACCAGTTAATGAATACCTATCATCTAAATTAATAGAAACTGTACTTCCACTTAATAAATTTAAATCTAAATCACCAGTTAATTCATTAAACGTACCAGAAGTTAAATAATCATCTGTTGGTACATAATCAGTTATTTCGGATATTGTATGAGTGTGACCTGTGTTAGTTATTTCATTAAAATCATGTGTATGTCCCGTAAGACTATACCTACCATCTAAATCATAAACAACAGTTCCACCTGATAGTCTTGTTAAAGTCACTTCCCCATTTGCTGGGTTAAAATCACCAGAAATAACATAATTATCTGTATTACTTGCCCCACTAGCTACAAAAGCTCCAGTACCTAACTCCCTTGTACCAACAACCCCACTCCCATCAATCATCAATGTGATTAATTCATCATTTTGAGTTGACAACGAAGATAGTGTTGCACCACTAGCTCTTATATTACCAGTTAAATAGAGTCCATTAGTATCAATACCACCAACAGCAACATTTGTCCTAACAAATTCCCAATCGTGAGCGGTAACGGTACCCATTCTGAATTTATTATTTAAAATGTAATTTGCACCAAAAATTGAACCGTCATTATTTTTAAATCCTATACCACCACCTCTAGTTAAATCACCAGCACCTCCATTTATAAATAAAGTAGTTATATTTGCGCCAAAACCACTGACACTCGTAGTTATTAAACTATTTTGGGCAGTTATATTTCCAAGTACAAACATATCTCCATTACCTGAAAAATACCCATCATCTCTAACTATAAAATTACTATTACCAGCACTATTTTGTATCTCTAGGGGGTACACACTAGCCCCAACGCCTCTTTTAAGTTTTAATGAACCTCTAGTTGCATCAGTTGTTATCGTTGAAGGTGTAGACGCTTCATATACGCTTTGAAGTGTACTATCAGTCAAATATCTATCATCTAAATTAATGGTAACTGTACTTCCACTTAATAAATTTAAATCTAAATCACCAGTTAATTCATTAAACGTACCGCTAGTTAAATAATCATCTGATAAACCAATGTGTGTATGAGTTGTAAGACTATATCTTCCATCAAGGTTAACTGAAACAGTTGAACCTGATTGTAAGGTACTTTCAAATAAACCAGTACTTGTATTAAACGTATGAGTTGTTAAGTAATCATCCGATAAACCTATATGAGTATGCCCCGTAAGACTATATCTATCATCTAAATTAATTGTAACAGTTGAACCTGACTTAAGATTTAAATCTAAATCACCAGTATTTACATCAAAATCACCAGAAACTAAGTAATCATCAGATAAACCAATGTGAGTGTGGTCATCAAGACTATATCTTCCATCTAAATCATAAACAATAGTTCCACCACTTAATCTAGTTAAAGTTACTTCTCCATTTGATGTGTTAAATGACCCACTTGATACATAATCATCAGTTGGTATATAATCAGTTATTTCAGATATTGTATGAGTATGTCCAGTTAATGAATACCTTCCATCAAGGTTAACTGAAACTGTACTACCACTTTGAAGTGTGCTTTCAAATAAACCAGTACTTGTATTAAATGTATGAGTTATTAAGTAATCATCTGATAAACCAATGTGTGTGTGGTCATTAAGACTGTATCTATCATCTAAATTAATAGAAACTGTACTTCCACTTAATAAATTTAAGTCTAAATCCCCAGTTAATTCATTAAATGTACCAGAAGTTAAATAATCATCAGTTGGTATATAATCAGTTATTTCAGATATTGTATGAGTATGTCCAGTTAATGAATACCTTCCATCTAAATCATAAACAATAGTTCCACCACTTAACCTAGTAAGGGTTACTTCCCCATTTGCTGGATTAAATGACCCATCAGTTACGTAATCATTCCTAGATATTTCTTCTAAGTTAATTAAAGTTGTAACATCATTATTTTTTATTTGAGTGATTTCATCAATGTCATTACTTGTTACCCCAGATATTAAACCTAAAGGGTAATTTTTCAATCTATAATAATCACTATAAATTACAATATCAGCGTTAGTCGCTTCAATTATCGCTCCAATATTATCTGCCGTTGATAACCCAAATGAAAAAACATCTGGGGCTGATAGATACGTGGTAACAACAAATCTTTTACCATTTGGTGAAATTTGACATTTCAAGAAATTACCACTAACAAAATCAAAATCAACTTCAGCACTATAATTACCCAATGTTACAGGGGTTAAATCACCAGCAACAGTTAAATTATATTGCCTTAAATTTTCACCCGATTGAAACACAAAAAAAGTTTTTAAATCATTAGAGAATGTAAATCCATGAGTCGTGTTAAAATTCCAACTATCCGATAATATTACACCTGAAAAATTATAAGGTGTTGCTAATGTATATCTCCTTACATTTGACCCAGTGCTAGTATATAAATTTAACCCATCATCCGTCATGAATAATTCATTACGAAATAAATTTTGTGTGAACGCAGTTGTACTAACTAACGTTAACGAACTTAAATCATGGGGTGTACTCATACTATAAATCTCAACAGTACCATCAGTTACATCACCATTAGTATATGTTATGTGTAACCCATCAGGTGATACATGAAGACCCCCACCTTGACCTAAAGTTGCTGTACTAGCAGTTAAAGTTGCGGTTGTAACATCCCAAGGCGTTGATAATATATATTGTGTACAATTACTATTATGTAACCCTAAATATAATATAGTCCCATCACTTGACATTGACAAGGCCATAGGGCTACCAGTAAAATCACCCTCACTACCAAAATCTAACATATAATTAGGGATGACTTTAAACCATAAATCTGAATTATCGTCAGTTTTAACATGTGATAAAGCATTGATGTATTGAATTACTTGGTCTTTTGTTGACCCAGAACCAATCAAGTCAGTTGGGTAAATGTCAATGGTTTTACTTATCATATTATGAGTATGACCCGTAAGACTGTATCTATCATCTAAATTAATGGAAACTGTACTTCCACTTAATAAATTTAAATCTAAATCCCCAGTTAATTCATTAAATGTACCACCTGTTAAATAATCATCTGTTGGTATATAATCAGTTATTTCAGATATTGTATGTGTATGACCAGTATTAGTTATTTCATTAAAATCATGTGTATGACCTGTTAATGAATATCTCCCATCTAAATTAACTGAAACTGTACTACCACTTTGAAGTGTGCTTTCAAATAATCCAGTGCTTGTATTAAATGTATGGCCAGTTAAGTAATCATCTGATAAACCGATATGAGTATGACCTGTTGTACTAAATATTTCAGTTAAATTTGTATCACCACTATATATTGTGTCACCACTTATTGAAGTAGCACTGATTGATATAAATGATGGGGTGTTTGTTATGGTCCAACCTGAAAGCGTGCTATCCCATTGGATAATATCTAAATTACTTTCACTACCACCACTCCAAGTAGTTTCTTGTAAATCATAAAAGTGTGGGTATCTATGTGGTCTAACAAATACACTACCGTTAGCATCATTATGAATTACAATTGCGAGTTCAATTTTTAAGTTAGGCGATATAGGTTCGATGTTAGTTAAACCACCAACAATTGTTGGGGAAACCCATAATAAATCACCATCATTCCAAGTTTCACCATAAGGCGCACCAGTTGCGTTTATACCACGAACTAAACCGAAATCAGTTACATATCCATCATCTCCATTAATAATATCTTCAGTTGCAATTCCCAAGGTATATTTAACTGGAATTGTGCCATCAGCAATCATATATTCACCAAGAATTTTACCACTAGAACCTAAAGTTCCAGCTGCATAAACAACTCTACCATTCTCAATAGTGGCCCCACTTTGATTTTTAACGTAATAAAAAAGTTCTTCACCAATTTGTTGTTGTACATTAGAGCCATGCATACCCAAACTTAAAGTACCATTATCTTCATCCCAATATATTCTACCTTCAACAATAGTATTACCAGTATATCCAGTGTTAAATTGTATAAAATCAACAGGGTTTATTGTTGTTGCTGAAACATTAACCGCCACAACTTCATTAAAAATACCAGTACCTGTTACAGTAATGTCACCATTAACAGTTAAACCACTAACAGTGGTTAATGTAACACTTAAATCAGGTAAATCTTCATTTCGTTCAATATCAAACGTATTAGTTAAACCATTATAAGTAAATCCAGTTACAAAAGTATCCGTATAGGCCGAAGTATTTAAATACCTACCATCTAAATCATAAACAACAGTTCCACCTGAGACCCTAGTAAGAGTTACCTCCCCATTTGCTGTATTAAAATTACCTGAAGTAATATAATCATCTGATAAACCTATATGTGTATGCCCAGTTAATGAATATCTATCATCTAAATTAACACTATACGTACTTCCACTTAACCTAGTAAATTCTAATTCACCAGTATTTGTATTAAATGTAGTTCCAGTAGTATAATCATCCGTTGGTATGTAATCAGTTATTTCAGATATTGTATGAGTATGCCCAGTAAGGCTGTATCTATCATCTAAATTAATTGTAACTGTTGAACCTGATTGAAGGTTTAAATCTAAATCCCCAGTATTTACATCAAAATCACCAGAAACTAAATAATCATCAGATAAACCAATGTGAGTATGTCCAGTTAGGCTATATCTTCCATCAAGGTTAACTGAAACAGTTGAACCTGATTGTAAGGTACTTTCAAATAAACCAGTTGAAGTATTAAATGTATGAGTTATTAAATAATCATCTGATAAACCAATATGAGTATGACCTGTTAATGAATATCTACCATCTAAATCATAAACAACAGTTCCACCTGATAATCTAGTTAAAGTCACTTCTCCAGTTCCAGTATTAAAATCACCATTTGATACATAATCATCTGTTGGTATATAATCAGTTATTTCGGATATTGTATGAGTATGACCTGTGTTAGTTATTTCATTAAAATCATGAGTATGCCCCGTAAGACTGTACCTTCCATCAAGGTTTTCAACAATAGTTCCACCTGAGACCCTAGTAAGGGTTAAATCACCATTTGTTGTGTTGAAATCACTATTTGATACATAATCATCTGATAAACCAATATGTGTATGCCCCGTTAGAGCGTATCTGTCGTCAAGGTTTATGGTAACTGTACTACCTGATTGAAGGTTTAAATCTAAATCACCAGTTAATTCATTAAATGTACCACCAGTTAAATAATCATCAGATAAACCAATATGTGTATGTCCAGTAAGACTATATCTATCATCTAAATTAATAGAAACTGTACTTCCACTTAATAAATTTAAATCTAAATTACCAGTTAATTCATTAAAATCACCAGAAACTAAATAATCATCTGTATTTGGCGTTTCAGTAAACCCAGTTAAATATCTATCATCTAAATTAATAGTAACTGTACTACCTGATTGAAGATTTAAATCTAAATTACCAGTATTTACATCAAAATCACCAGAAACTAAATAATCATCTGATAAACCAATATGAGTATGTCCAGTTAGGCTATATCTATCATCTAAATTAATGGTAACTGTACTACCTGACTGAAGATTTAAATCTAAATCACCAGTATTTACATCAAAATCACCAGAAACTAAATAATCATCAGATAAACCAATATGAGTATGACCTGTTAATGAATATCTATCATCTAAATTAATAGAAACAGTTGAACCTGACTGAAGATTTAAATCTAAATCACCAGTTAATTCATTAAATGTACCACTTGTTAAATAATCATCTGTATTTGGCGTTTCAGTAAACCCAGTTAAATATCTACCATCTAAATCAACGGTAATATTATTATCATCACCAACATCATGTAATGTTAAAACACCGTCACCCGTATTAAATGTCGCACCTGTAATTGAGTTATCATAAGCTATATCCCAATTAGTTGAATTATCAGTAAAATCAGTTATATCAGATATCTCATGCGTATGTCCCGTAAGACTGTACCTATCATCTAAATTAATTGTAACTGTACTACCAGATAATAAATTTAAATCCAATTCACCAGTACTTGTATTAAAAGTACCGCCAGTTAAATAATCATCAGATAAACCTACATGTGTATGTCCAGTTAATGAATATCTTCCATCAAGGTTGACCGAAACAGTGCTTCCACTTTGAAGTGTACTTTCAAATAAACCAGTTGAAGTATTAAATGTATGACCTGTTAAGTAATCATCTGATAAACCAATATGAGTATGCCCCGTAAGACTATATCTATCATCTAAATTAACACTATACGTATTACCGCTTAACCTAGTAAATTCTAATTCACCAGTATTTGTATTAAATGTAGTTCCAGTAGTATAATCATCCGTTGGTATGTAATCAGTTATTTCAGATATTGTATGAGTATGCCCAGTAAGGCTGTATCTATCATCTAAATTAATTGTAACCGTTGAACCTGATTGAAGGTTTAAATCTAAATCCCCAGTACTTACATTAAATGTACCACCTGTTAAATAATCATCTGTATTTGGTGTTTCAGTAAACCCAGTTAAATATCTATCATCTAAATTAATAGTAACCGTTGAGCCTGATTGAAGATTTAAATCTAAATCACCAGTTAATTCATTAAATGTACCACCTGTTAAATAATCATCTGATAAACCAATATGAGTATGTCCTGTTAGGCTATATCTATCATCAAGGTTTATTGTAACTGTACTTCCAGATAATAAATTTAAATCTAAATCACCAGTTAATTCATCAAAATCACCAGAAACTAAATAATCATCTGTATTTGGTGTTTCAGTAAATCCAGTTAAATATCTACCATCTAAATCTTCGGTTATTGTATCACCTGATAATGTTCTTAACGTTAATTCACCATTTAAAGTGTTAAATGTCATTCCTGTAACTACGTCACCTGAACCACCTACACCACCTGTACTATCAGTGAAATTAGCTGTTAAGGTACTACCATCTTTTTGTTGAAGAGTTATAGTTTTAGTTGCACTACCCGTAACAGTCATCCCAGTAATTGAATCATTGTATGCTGTATCCCAATTACTTGTATCACCAGAAGTGAAACCTAAATCAGTATTATATGTTCCACCACTTAACCTAGTAAATTCAATAATACCACTTGAAGGGTTAAATGTAGTTCCAGTAGTATAATCATCACCAGTTGTAGCTGATAATGGCAAATACCTACCATCAAGGTTAACTGAAACTGTACCACCTGATTGTAATGTACTTTCAAATAAACCATTTGAAGTGTTAAATGTATGGTCAGTTAAATAATCATCTGATAAACCAATATGAGTATGCCCCGTTAGAGCGTATCTGTCGTCAAGGTTTATTGTAACTGTACTTCCAGATAATAAATTTAAATCTAAATCACCAGTTAATTCATTAAATGTACCACCTGTTAAATAATCATCTGTATTTAATATGGTTGAAGCTGAGATAGTTAAATATCTACCATCTAAATCAACGTTATATGTATCACCACTTAATCTAGTAAATTCAATAATACCATCAGAGGTGTTAAATGTAGCCCCAGTGGTGTAATCATCTGATAAGCCGATATGAGTGTGTCCAGTAAGACTATATCTACCATCAAGGTTTTCAACAATAGTTCCACCTGATAATCTAGTTAATGTTAAATCACCAGTACTTACATTAAATGTAGTTCCAGTGATGTAATCATCAGTATTAATAGTATCCCCTGAACTTGCCGTGTAGTTATCTGTTAAGTATTCCCTAGTAATTAATACCCTACCAGTAGTTTCATTACTAATTAAGGTTGTTGTTAAACTTGGTACCACTATTGTTCTATCGGTATTCAATAAAAGAACTTTATCTTGTTGACCTTCAGTTATTTGATTAGTTGCTGTGTTCCCTAATGAGAATACTATATCCCCAGTATTATCACCAACCATTATATTTAGGTTCTTACCTGTAATAAGACCATGCGCTCTTAACCATGGTGCAAAATAAGAATCATTTGGAATACCTATATAGACACCCTCATTGAATGCATCTCCATTAACAGTTGCTCTATAACCTGATATTGCAGCATTACCTACCGTATCTGTATTATTTACAAGATATCCTGTTGCCTTATTATTAGAACTCTCTACATAAAATCCTTCATTATCTGAAACAGGTTTAACTCGATTTCCAAAATAAGAATTTAAAGGGTTTATTACTGACTCTACTGTTTCAGTAAACCCAGTTAAATACCTACCATCTAAATTAACACTTACTGTACCACCTGATTGTAATGTACTTTCAAATAAACCAGTACTTGTATTAAATGTATGACCTGTTATGTAATCATCTGTATTTGGTGTTTCAGTAAAACCAGTTAAATATCTATCATCAAGGTTTATGGTAACAGTTGAACCTGATTGAAGGTTTAAATCTAAATCACCAGTACTTGTATTAAATGTACCACCTGTTAAGTAATCATCAGATAAACCAATATGAGTATGTCCTGTTAATGAATATCTATCATCTAAATTAACACTATATGTATCACCACTTAACCTAGTAAATTCTAATTCACCAGTATTTGCATTAAATGTAGTTCCAGTAGTATAATCATCATCAGTTGTAGCTGATAATGGTAAATATCTTCCATCTAAATTAACTGAAACCGTTGAACCTGATTGTAAGGTACTTTCAAATAAACCATTTGAAGTGTTAAATGTATGGTCAGTTAAATAATCATCTGTATTTGGTGATTCAGTAAACCCAGTTAAATACCTTCCATCAAGGTTTTCAACAATAGTTCCACCTGAGACCCTAGTAAGGGTTAAATCACCATTTGTTGTGTTGAATGTTACCCCACTTAAATAATCATCTGTATTTGGTGTTTCAGTAAACCCAGTCAAATATCTATCATCAAGGTTTATGGTAACTGTACTACCTGACTGAAGATTTAAATCTAAATCACCAGTTAATTCATTAAATGTACCACCTGTTAAATAATCATCTGTATTTGGTGTTTCAGTAAATCCAGTCAAATATCTATCATCTAAATTAATAGAAACTGTACTTCCTGATTGAAGGTTTAAATCTAAATCACCAGTACTTACATTAAATGTACCACCTGTTAAATAATCATCTGTATTTGGTGTTTCAGTAAATCCAGTTAAATATCTATCATCAAGGTTTATTGTAACTGTACTTCCTGATTGAAGGTTTAAATCTAAATCACCAGTACTTACATTAAATGTACCACCTGTTAAATAATCATCTGATAAACCAATATGAGTATGTCCAGTAAGACTATATCTATCATC